TTATTGGTATTGACTTAGGAACAACCAACTCGTGTGTCGCCGTTATGGAAGGAACCGAGCCGGTAGTAATTGCCAACAGTGAAGGCCGTCGTACGACTCCTTCGATCGTGGCTTTCGTAGATGGTGGTGAACGCAAGGTGGGAGAACCTGCCAAACGTCAGGCCATCACCAACCCTACGAGGACTATTTTCTCGATTAAACGTTTCATGGGTGAAACATTCGATCAAGTAGCTAACGAAATTTCTCGCGTACCTTACAAAGTAGTAAGAAGCGATAATAATACACCGCGTGTAGACATCGACGGTCGTCTCTATTCTCCACAAGAAATTTCGGCAATGATTCTTCAAAAAATGAAAAAAACAGCCGAAGATTTCTTAGGACAAGAAGTAACCGATGCCGTTATTACCGTACCGGCCTATTTTAACGATTCTCAACGTCAAGCTACGAAAGAAGCCGGTGAAATCGCAGGCTTGAATGTACGTCGTATTGTCAATGAGCCTACTGCTGCCGCATTGGCCTACGGTCTTGACAAGTCGAATAAAGACATGAAAATCGCCGTATTTGACTTGGGTGGTGGTACGTTCGATATTTCTATTCTTGAATTGGGAGACGGTGTATTCGAAGTGAAATCGACCAACGGTGATACTCACCTCGGCGGTGATGACTTCGACCACGTTATCATCGACTGGCTTGCCGATGAATTCAAAAAAGACGAAGGTGTCGATTTGAGAGAAGACCCGATGGCTTTGCAACGTTTGAAAGAAGCAGCCGAAAAAGCTAAAATAGAATTGTCGAGCTCGACATCGACCGAAATTAATTTGCCTTACATCATGCCGGTGAACGGTGTACCCAAACACTTGGTTAAAACATTGACTCGTGCCAAATTCGAGCAATTGAGCGACCGATTGATTCAGGCTACTATCGAACCGTGTCGCAAAGCTTTGCAAGATGCTGGTCTAAGTGCCTCTGACATAGACGAAGTAATTCTCGTGGGTGGTTCTACTCGTATCCCTGCTATACAAGCGATTGTAGAAAAATTCTTCGGAAAAACTCCTTCAAAGGGTGTTAACCCCGATGAGGTAGTTGCAGTAGGTGCTGCTATTCAAGGTGCGGTATTGACAGGCGATGTGAAAGATGTATTATTACTCGATGTAACTCCCCTTTCATTGGGTATCGAAACACTGGGTGGCGTAATGACCAAATTGATTGACGCCAACACGACTATTCCTACCCGTAAATCGGAAGTCTTCTCGACGGCTGTCGACAACCAGCCCTCAGTTGAAATCCATGTATTACAGGGTGAGCGCCCTATGGCAAAAGACAACAAAACTATCGGTAAATTCCATTTGGACGGGATCCCGGCAGCCATGCGGGGTGTGCCTCAAATCGAAGTCACGTTCGATATAGATGCCAACGGAATCTTGAATGTATCGGCCAAAGACAAAGGTACAGGTAAAGAACAAAGCATACGTATCGAAGCATCGAGCGGTTTGACCGACGCCGAAATCAAACGAATGAAAGACGAGGCTGCTGCCAATGCTGAAAACGATGCGAAGGAAAAAGAGCGTATCGACAAACTGAATCATGCCGATGCTCTCATCTTCCAAACCGAAAAACAGCTTAATGAAATGGGAGACAAGATCCCGGCGGACAAGAAAAGCGCTATCGAGTCGGCTTTGGCTAAATTAAAAGAAGCTCACAAAGCTCAGGATATTGCCGGTATCGATGCCGCTTCGACCGAATTGAACAATGTATTGCAAGCTGCCGCCCAAGACTTGTACAATGCTCAGGCTCAACAACAAGCTGCCGGAGCACAACAAGCTCAACCGGGAGCAGATGCTTCACAAAGCGGAAATAATGGTAAAGACGTTACCGATGTCGATTTCGAGGAAGTGAAGTAAGTATCGGTAAACAACGATAATTATAAATAAGAATATAGGGTGTAACTCAATGAGTTATGCCCTATTTCTTTTTATATCACTTTTCTTTGATTTTGCTTATTATTCGGATTTTTATTGTATATTTGTACCATAATTGTACCGACGCTTAAAAGTAGATAATATGACACTTATAAAAATGTTGGTATTGAGAATGAGAAATATAAGTAAAAAGTGAATTATGCCAGCAGCAAAATTTGAAATAACACGTCAATGCAAGGTTTGTGGAGAGACCTTTGTGGCTAAAACCATTGAATCGTGGTATTGCTCTCCTAAATGTTCCAAAATTGCATGGAAACGACGCAAGGATGAAGAATTGAGATTGCAAAGGTTGGACGATGTGGTCAAGAAAATACCAAAGTCCAAAGAGTACATCACTGTTCCTGAAGCATACGCTTTGTTTGGCATAAGCAAAGAAACTCTTTACCGCTTGATTCGTAAGGGAACAATTCCAAGTGTGAATGCCGGAGAAAGGCAAACATTATTATCAAAAGAAGAACTGATGAAACTCTATCCTCTCCGAAAGAAAGCTCTCACAAAGCCGAAGCCTATCGCTAAACTGTATAGTCTGGAGCCAAAAGACTGTTATACCATTGGAGAAATCACAGAGAAATTTCTTGTGAATGAAAGTACCGTTTATCTCCATATACGCAAATACTCTATCCCTACCCGGCAGATAGGGAATTTTGTATATGTCCCCAAGAAAGAAATTGATAACTTATATAAAGGTATGAAACGATGAAGAAAGCATTAGTCAATACACGAGTGTCGGTAAAACTCCGCAAGTCTGAATATCGTGATGAATGGTATCTTTATGTGGAATCTTATCCTGTGTTCCAATCCGGTAAAGATACTCCGCAAAGAGTACGTGAATATCTCAATCGTACTATTACGACACCTGTTTGGGATAAGTCACGTAATGCACGGACTAATACCGAAGGTAAAACCACTTATAAGCCAAAGCGAGATCTGAATGGTATTATACAATGTAAGTCTCAATTGGATCAAGAATCATGTATCTATGCCGATAAAGTCAGAAGCCTACGGCAAAAGGAATATGATAATGCGGCTCTTTATGCTGATACCGATGCTGAACAGGCAGAGCAGTTGGAACGCTCCAGAAGTAATTTCATTGAATACTTCGACCATGTGCAGCGAACAAGGCACGCCCATAGTTCTGATTCTATCATTGTCAATTGGAGGCGAGTTCATGAGTTGTTGAAGATATTTGCAAAAAGCGATACCATTCTCTTTTCACAAATAGACTTAAAGATGGTGGAATCGTTTCGTCAATTCATAATGAACGCTCCACAAGGAGGAACTAAACGAGGTACAATATCTCAAAATACAGCTGCAACATATTTTTCAATCTTCAAAGCCGGATTGAAACAAGCATTTATAGATGGCTACCTAACTATTGATATTTCTGCGAAAGTCAAAGGTATTCAGGAAAGAGAAAGCCGGAGAGAATATCTTACGGTAGAGGAATTGAATCGACTGGCACAAACACCTTGTGACCCATTACTGAAACGTGCAGCCCTGTTTTCTGCTCTAACAGGAATCCGTCATTGCGATATTCAAAAATTGAAATGGTCGGAAGTGGAGAATTTCAATGGAGGTTATCGCTTGAACTTTACTCAACAAAAGACAAAAGGTGTTGAATATATGCCAATTTCGGAACAAGCATTCAATCTTTGTGGTGAGCAGCAGGAGGGAGAGCTTCTTGTGTTTGCCGGACTGCCAGACCCTTCATGGATAAATCGTCCTGTCAAGAAATGGGTTGAAGCAGCCGGAATATCCAAACACATAACATTTCATTGCTTCCGTCATTCCTATGCGACCCTGCAACTGGCTGGAGGTACTGATATTTATACAGTTAGCAAAATGTTGGGACATACAAACGTAAGGACAACCCAAGTGTATGCAAAGGTGGTAGATTCTAAAAAGGAAGGGGCAACCAAGACAATTAAACTGAATATGCCAAATAATATATAGAGAAGAAACTCTTTATTGAATGCTTTAATATGAATAGAAATTCATCTATTTGCAGATAGAAGTTACAAAAAGAGTGCATTTTATGGAAATGAGCGTATGTTAATTGCTCATGATAGTAATAGGTTACGAGTTGGTTATCTGCTGCATTATTCTTCTGCACATTGCAACCTTCAAAGAATTCTTCGTATGCAAAAGCAACAATAAAACTGGAGATTTTGAAATGAATCTCCCTGTTTTTTTCTTTCTCATACAGGCTTTTCCGTAAAAGCGGTTTTATTCGTCGGCACACCATCGCCCAAAAGGATTTTGAACGAACGTGTGCTGACTATCGCATAAGTGTAGAAAGGGGGCTTTTACGGCTTTTCAGATGATTTATCATTTTTCGCTGTCCCTTTGAGCCGGAAGTGGAAAGCCGTGCGCGACTACCTAGATCATAAGTCGTCTCTCGTAGCAGACAAATAAGGTTGTGTGTCTTATAATCACTAAAACAGGTTCAATCAAACGAACTTCAATAACAACACCTTTTTATTATACATATCTGATAATTGAGATTCTACATCGAACCTTATTGTTTTTCCTTTAATGGAATTGCGGGGGTAGTAATAGGATAAGATGTATGAATTAGAGTTCCACTCTTATGAGTCGAATAGACATTGCAATGATTGCTGAGGCAATGAACAATTCCTCTGCTGGGATGTTTACGAGAGCCTTTTGCGGAAATAATCGCACAGCATGGAGCCAATTTATCAATCAATACCGAGGTCAGATTATGTTTACTTCCATGATGTGGAACTTTTATTCTACAGCCTGACAAGTTCGTATTATTAGAAATTGCATCAGTGATAGCAGCTCGATTTGCATCACCGAGCAATAAAAATTTACAACTCGTGATCGGTTCAAATAAAAGAATTATGCTACCAGCATTAGTTGGCGAACAATCATCAGGCTCGTCATCAATAGACGATTTAGCTTGAACGGATGAAAAATAACCTATATCATTGTATATTGTATTATCCTCATCTTTTCTCCTTTTATTGTTCTTGAGTATTTCTATCGCAAGAGGATGATAGAAATCCAAACTTGGACCAACAACTGAGATCGGAATGTGTGAATGTATTTTGCCACAATATGCACCATATACATTGCATTTGTTAGATACAGCTAAATCTATGAGGTTAAGTGAATCCGTATCTGTTGGATGATCATAGCATTCACGACAATGAGACAACCTATTTCGTTTAGGATATAATCTATTATATTCATCTTCTTTAATTACATCCTCTGGCGTATTAAGCCAAAATTCATTAATGATTACATCTCTATCATTCAATAATCCAAAAAAACCTCCTTTATGGTCAGAGTCAGGGTGAGTACATATTGCTAAATCAATAGTATAAGTTTTCCAGTGATTCCAAATATAGTTTTTGATTTTGTCTGAATCGCTGACATTTCCAGCGTCAATTAATACAACATATTGGTCTCCGCTGTTTTCATATCGTATTATGATTGCATCAGCGTCTGAAACGCTAAGATAATGAACTTCGTAATTCGGCATATATATATTATTGGTTGTTTAATCGAGATATACGTGATGTAATATAAGATACTTGCTTCCTATAGGCACAAAGGAATAGCAGTACACCTAAACACAATATAATCCAACAGATATTATCTGTTATAAAATTCTTAATATTTGAGAAAAGGAAAATTAGCTTGATAATAAGGACTATAGAGAATACAGATATATAGCTCCTGTATTCATTGTTCATTCGACTTAACTGTGTAAGTTTTCCAGATGTATCTTTCAACTCGGCATCAGTAAAATCTTTATGTGGCACAAACTTCACAATTTTAAGCATTTTAATTAGAGGCTCAAAAACTAAAGAACTTATCCGAGAGTTTATTATACCAAGAAAATAGAGGATAACGGCAAGTATCCATATATTATTTGTAAGAGAGAATATATCGCAACCTTCCACGCAAAATTTTAGTAAGGCAGCCAACACTGTGCCCGGAATTAAATTTGTCAACAAATTGTAGACAGGGATTGATGATATTATTTTTTCCATTTATTGCATATATTTAATTATAGTGTTTCATTGAACGTGTCTGAAGAGGAATGCTCAATCCTCTATAATTCAGACAACAATGCAAAATTACAAAATTCTTTTCATTATTTCATCATTCAACATAGATAAGATACAAAAGGCTGAAGAAATTGCAGCGAATTTGGGTGATAATAAAAAAGGAAATCACATGAAATACTTATTTTAAAATTATTTCAAAATTTTATGATTGTTTTTTTTGATAGAAATATATATTATGTCCATTAAATATTATAAGTCATCTGCGTATTTTCTACGTAAGTGGCTTTTATTTATGGTCATTTCTTGTGACTGTCTTATGATTCCTTTATGATAAGAAGCACTATAATAGAAATCTACTACTGATATTCTCCATTACTAGTATTGATAATCAGCATATAATACTTATGACGATGATGTTTCGTTGCTGTATTTTTATGTGATGTATTACACCACAAAATCAGTATTTGAAATCGCTGTTACTTTGCCGAAAAATCAAACAGTAAACAAGTAATTATATGAGCGAGAAGAACATTACATTTGAAGATTTGCCCAAAGCAATGTCGTGGATGATGGATAAGTTAAATGAATTGGATTCCAAGATTGACAGTCTGAACAATCCAAGTCCCAATGTTCCAACCGAGCAATGGATGAACCTTAAAGAACTGTGTGATTATATTCCCAGTCACCCGGCAGAACAAACTGTGTATGGTTGGACGAGTTGCCATCTAATTCCATTTCACAAAAGAGGAAAGCGTATCATGTTCCTTAAATCTGAAATAGATGAGTGGCTTCATGCTGGCAAAATAAAATCTGAGAAAGATTTGGAAGATGAAGCTGCCCAATTCATAAAGTCAAAAAGAAATACCAGGTTCTAATGGATGCAACCAATTTATGCAATGCACTCAGAATGGAATTTGAAGGGGTCTTTGAAAGCAAGATTCCTTTGGATGCTTTTCCTGCCAAAATTCAAGATATGATATTGGCTTTAGCACGGCAAGAAAATTATTCCATTGAGTACATGATGGCTTCTCTTTTGGTGGCAGTATCAACCGCTATTGGCAACGCTGTCAATATCCGTATTCGTGGTGGATGGATTAGTAATTCTGCCCTTTATATGATATTGGTAGGTCGTCCCGGAATGGGTAAAACTCCACCTCTGGATTTCGCATTCCGTCCCATCCGAAAGCATGATGCTAAAATCATCAAACAATTCAAATTGGATATGGAGCATTATAATAGCTTGGTTGAAAACGGCAAAGCTAAAAAAGACAACTCCTCTCCACTACCAGACAAACCTATTTTACGAAGAACTATCATATCCGATTTTACTCCGGAGGCTTTAATGCGTGCGCTTGATGATAATCAACGAGGTATCGTGGTATATGTAGATGAAATCATGGGAATGTTTAATGCCGTGAATCAATATAGTAAAGGGCAACTTATTGAGCAACTATTGACCGCCTTCAGCGGAAAACCGCTGGATATTTCAAGGTGTAGTATGCCTATACCGATTCATATAGAACACCCCTTTATAAATATAGTCGGTACAATGCAAACAACTCGTATGCACGAACTAATAGAGAAAGGTTATAAAGACAATGGGTTGATAGATAGGATAATTTTTGTATATCCATCCTCACAAGAAATTTCTGATTGGCAATTGGATGAAGATTCATCCTCCGCATCTTTTGATAAATACTCTGCTATGTGGGAATCTATCATTAACAAAGTAATTAGCTTACCTTTTACAGAGACAGAGGATAATGGATTAACACAAAAAATATTGGACTTTTCTTCGGAAGCCAAAGCCTTTTTTACAAACTGGCGTAACGAGGCGATTCGAGCTGTCAATCAAATCCAAGATGATGGACTCGTGGATAGCAGAGTGATTAAGGCTCCTATGATTACTGCTCGTTTGGCTTTAGTCTTGCAAATTCTTCGTTGGGCTTGTGATGAAGTCCACAAGGATTTTGTAGATATAGACTCAGCCAAATCAGCTATTGCATTGAGTGAATACTTTGAGAACTGTTACGTCAACATCCAGAAATATATGTTGAGAGAGAGCGTTGAACCACAAAAGAGAGAATTGCTTGATTGCCTTTCCGCAAATTTTACTACTGCCGATGCTCTTCAAGCCGGGAAAGAAGTGGGGCTGTCTGAACGGTCAGTAATGTATTCGTTGGTCAATCTTGCTACGAATAAGATTATCAAGAAGGTAAAGCGAGGTGAATATGAGAAACTGCAATAAACGATACCTTTTGCACTTTGCAGTTGTTGCAGTTTGCATATTGTCCCATATAACTTTCTGCAAAACTGCAATAAGTGCAAACTGCACGGACTGCAATAACAAAACGATGAAGTATGACTGAATATAGATTTTCTCTTCAAAAATATAAACGAGGTACAAAGCTATCATGTCCGAAGTGTGGAAAGAAGCAATGCTTTGTCAGGTATATAGATAGTCAAGGAGAAATAACCTTTCCTGATTATGTGGGTAGATGTGACCATGAACAATCTTGTCAATACCATTACACTCCATCAGATTATTTCCATGATAATCCAATGTTGGCGGACAGCAATAAGAATAGTTTTGTTGAAGTTCGCAAATCCCAACCATACTTGCCACCTCCCATTTCTTTTATTGACAAAGAACTAATGGAACGAACTCTTACTAACTACGGTATGAATCCATTGTACATTTACCTGTCAGGGATATTGGGCAAAGACGAGACTTCTCGGATATTCCAACTATATCATATTGGCACATCAAAGAAGTGGGGCGGTTCTACTGTCTATTGGCAAATTGATTGGCAGGGTAATGTACGAACAGGGAAGATAATGTTGTACGATGCAGAAACAGGACATCGGACAA